CGCTTGACGATGCGATCCCGTTCTGACCGGCGGACAATTGCCGTTCGCGGACGCCGGAAGGTTGTCGTGGTCGAGCGAAGGCCGATTGCCGGGCCACAGATGGCCGTAGGCGGGCTTGAGGCGCGTTCTGGCTATGTCGATATCCACAGACGTCAAAAGCCAGCCAGCGGTCTTCCTATCGCGAATGAGGTGGCGGCGGCTTTGGCGCGCAACCCGATCAGATTTCCCGCAGCATGGTTTCATGGGGGTGAGCGATGATGAGCACCAGCAGGCGAGAGAACGCGGGCCGCTACGCTCGCGTCATGGACGCGCAACATCCGGGGCCTGATCTGCCGACCGACCGGGACCGGCTCAACGTCAAGATCAGGATTGGCGCCGTTCTGGACCCCATGCCAGACCCGGACGGCAAGCGCCCGCGCCGGCAGCGTGTCGCCATCAACGTCAAGACAGACGCGCTTGAGAATGAATACAGTTATGGGCGCCTCACGGATTCCGCCTACCGGGCCGGGCGGACGTATCAGTATATCCTCGAAGTCTCACGCGGGGCGACCTCAGGCGGCATGTCCTATGAGCCGAAGGACCGGGGCAACCCGGCCACTGCGCACGAATGGGCGATTATTTCCGGCCTTGAACGGGCGCAAGACGCCGTCGATCTGGTCTATCAGGTTCGCGAAGCCGTAGGGCAGAGCGCCGAGGCGCTTCTATCGGACGTCCTTGTCGCGCTGATCACTCTGCAACAGGCCGCCCAAGCGCGCGGCTATTCCTCCAAACACGGCACGCGAAAGGTGGCAGGCGAATTCCGCGAAGCTCTTCACGACCTCGCCGGGCATTGGGATAAGGTCGGATGGCCGCTCGATGGGGCTTGACAATCGAACCCAAATCACTCTCACTTATGCCAAGTCAAAGAAATGCGCCCGGCCTTACCGCTGGGCGCTTTGCGTTTGGCAGCGGTAAAATTCACCTCACGTTCGCGCGGGGCTGCGTTTTCAAAAGAGGCCGCCGCCAGAACGACAGGCTCTTGGGGAGCCTCGCCAGCAGGGCGGTGATCGGCCGTCAACCAGTCGCCGCCCTGTACACTTCCCCGATAGCGAGGTCTCCCATGACCCTCGAAGAACGCCAGCTTGCGGCATCCCGCGACACGCGCCGTTCATCCTTCTCCGTTGTCGTAAGCAACCCGGAACCAAAGGCGCCCCGCCCGCCCCAGGCGGACGAATGCCGCTGCCCGGCGTGTCTTGGCATTCCTCCACAAAGATGGGCGCGCAGGACGCATGCAGACGGCAAGAACGAGCCGGCCATGACGCCCGCCCCCGGATAATCAAATGCCCGTTTTGAAGAACCCAAAACATGAGCGTTTCGCTCAAGAATTGGCAAAAGGTGAAACGGCTGATGAGGCCTATCAGCTTGCAGGATATTCAGAAAATCGGGGCAACGCTGTCCGTCTGAAAGCAAATGAAAGCGTGATGAAGCGGGTCAAGGAACTCCAATCGCGCGCCGCAGACAAGGCCGTCGTCACCATCCAAACACTGACCCAAGAACTCGAGGAGGCCCGCGCCCTCGCTCTCAAAGAAGGTCAGCCTTCCGCTGCTGTTTCCGCCACACTCGGCAAGGCCAAACTGCATGGCATCGGCTCCGAGACAACCCGCTTGACGGGCGCAAATGGTGGGCCTGTCGAAATGAAGGACGTTTCCGCGCGTGATCTGCTCGCTGGCAAGCTCCATAGCCTCTCTGCCGGAAAGCGAGAGGAAGGCGATACTGGCAAGCCTCACTGAGGCGCAGGCTCAAGAACTTCTCGAGGATTGGCGTTTTTGGGCGCGGCCTAATCAGATAGCCCCAGAAGGTCAGTGGCAGACGTGGCTTGCTCTTGCGGGTCGCGGGTTCGGCAAGACTGAGGCCGGGGCGCAATGGGTGCGAGAGCGCGTCAAGGCGGGCGCCCGATCAATCGCCCTTGTCGCGGAAACGCAGAAGGATCTTGAAGAGGTCATGGTCGCCCGTTTGGTGGCGATCCATCCCAGAAGTGAAGCGCCAACTGTTCGCTATCGGCCTGTCCGCCTGACGTGGCCGAACGGCGCGACGGCTTTGGGCTACAACGGCACGGAGCCGGATCAGTTGCGCGGCCCAGAGTTTGATACTGCTTGGGTCGATGAGCTTGCGAAATATCGCTACGCTCGCGAAACGTGGGACATGTTACAGTTCACGATGCGCCGAGGCGATCCCCGGGTCTTCGTGACGACAACGCCACGGCCTATTCCGGTTATCAAGGAAATTCTTGCTGACCCGTCAACAGTTGTGACGCGCGGCTCCACTTTCGACAATGCCGAAAACCTGCCCGCCAAATTCCTCGCTCAACTGCGCGACAAGTACGAAGGAACCCGCCTCGGCCGGCAGGAGCTGAACGCCGAAATTCTAGACGATGTGCCCGGCGCGCTCTGGACTCGGGCGATGCTCGACGCCGCCAAGGTGCGTTCTGCCCCCGACATGGTGCGGGTTGTGGTCGCGGTCGACCCTTCCGGCACAAAGGGCAAGGACGACGCGGGCGATGAGGTCGGAATCGTGGTCGCTGGCAAGGGCGTGGATGGCCTCGCCTATCTGTTGGCGGACATGACGTGCAAACTCTCCCCGGACGGCTGGGGGCGGCGCGCGGTCGAGGCATATCGGCAATACAATGCTGATCGGATCGTCGCGGAGCGCAATTTCGGCGGGGCAATGGTCGAGACTGTGATCAGGGCCGCAGACCCTTCGGTCGCCTACAAAGAAGTCACTGCCTCGCGCGGCAAGATCGCACGGGCCGAACCTGTCGCGGCGCTATACGAGCAAGGCCGCGTGAAGCATGTCGGCATGATGCCGGAACTTGAGGACCAGATGTGCGCCATGGCGCCGAGTGGATACTTGGGCGATGGCTCGCCTGATCGCATCGACGCAGCGGTCTGGGCGATTACTGAATTGATGCTTTCGGCGCAGCCTGCGGCGCCCGTCTTCTCCACATACGGGGCCGCCCGCTAATGGCTGATAACCAGACAAAGCCTGACACGCCTTCGTCCGATCACAGGGCGATGCTGCCCTATTGGGATATGGTCGAGACGATCCTTGGCGGGTCTGCGGCCATGCGTATGGCGGGCAAGAAGTATTTGCCGAAGTTCCCGAACGAAACCGAGGCCGATTACAAGTTTCGCGTCGAAACGGCGAAGTTCACAAACATCTACCGCGACATCGTGGAGAACCTGGCCGCGAAGCCCTTTTCCAAGGAAGTCGCTATCGTGGATGGAACCGCGTCGACGACCGTTCAGGAAACCGCCGAAGACATCGACGGGCAGGGCAACAACCTCAACGTCTTCGCGGGGCGCGTCTTTTTCACCGGCATCAATGATGCGGTGACGTGGATCTTCATCGACAAGCCCCCGGTCCCTGAAGGCGCCAGCCGTGCGCTCGAGCGTGAAATCGGGGCAAGGCCCTATTGGGTCCATGTCCCGGCCAAGCGCATGCTGGCGGTCTATTCGGACGTCATCAACGGCAAGGAAGAATTCGTCCACGCCCGCATCTATGAGCCGGAAACCGTGCGCTCCGGGTTTGGCGAGCGGACCATCAAGCGCGTGCGCGTGCTGAATCGCGAACCTCTTAAGGAGGGCGGCTACGGCCCGGCGACGTGGGAGGTCTTCGAAGAGCGCGACAACGCGAACCGTTCGGATCGTGAATGGGTCCCCATCGCGCGAGGCGTCATCGCGATTGGCGTCATTGCGATTGTCCCCTTCGTCACCGGACGGCGAAAGGAAGGCTCATGGCAGTTCTTCCCGCCGATGCAGGACGCGGCCTATCTGCAGGTGGAACACTACCAGCAGGAAACCAACCTCAAGGCGCTGAAGGAGCAAGCCTGCTTCCCGATGCTGGCGGGCAACGGCGTCACGCCTCCCATGGATGGCGACAAGCCGGGAATTGTTCCGGTCGGGCCGAAAACCGTTCTATTCGCCCCGCCCAACAGCGACGGCGCCCATGGCGCTTGGCAGTTCATCGAACCAAGCGCGCAATCGCTTCGCTTCCTCTCTGACGACATCAAGGCGACGGAGCAACAGCTTCGCGAACTAGGCCGCCAGCCGCTGACCGCGCAGACCGGAAACCTGACCGTGGTGACGACTGCCTTTGCAGCCCAGAAGGGCAACAGCGCGATTCAGGCGTGGGCGTTGAACCTCAAGGATGCGCTTGAACAGGCGCTCATTCTCACGTGTCGCTGGCTGGGCGATACGTCCGAGCCCGAAGTCACGGTTCACACGGATTTCGCGATTGAAATGGAAAGCGAGCGGGCGCCCGAATTCCTCCTGGCGATGCGCAAAGAGCGTGAGATCAGCCGCAAGGCTCTCATCATCGAAGCCAAGCGCCGCGACTTCCTCTCGCCTGAATACGACGAAGAGGCCGATCTGGAAGCCATTCTGGCGGAATCGCCGGGTGAGGACACCGACGCCGACCTGAGCGCTTCAATGACGCCGGGTTCGCGCAATGAGCCGGGCGACACGCGCGCGCCGGTCAACTGATCTGGCAACGCAGAACGGAATTGCCTGCCAAGCGGATGCGCGGCGGGTGCAACGGCGCTGATGCGCCAAAGGCAAGGGCGGATGCCCGGAAAGTACGGCAATGAAACTCAAGCTAGTAACAGTGGAAGGCAAGACTTACGCAGAAGTGCAGGACGGCAAGCCGGTATTCACGGCGGATGATGGGCGCGAAATCGCTTTCGACGCCGCCGGAACAATCGCGACGATCTCGCGTCTGAATGGTGAGGCCAAGGGCCACCGAGAGGCCAAGGAAGCCGCTGAAGCAAAGCTCAAAGCGTTTGATGGCATCACGGACCCGTCAGCCGCAAAAGATGCGCTTGACAAGATCAGAAACATCGACGCGAAAAAGCTCATTGACGCGGGCGAGGTTGAGAAGGTCAAGGCCGAGGCGATCAAGGCGGTCGAAGAGAAGTATTCAAGGATTGCGCAAGAGCGCGATGCCTTGAGGTCCGACCTCTACAAAGAGCGCGTCGGCGGTCAGTTCGCCCGCTCCAAGTTCATCAATGAAAAGGCTGCGGTTCCCGCCGACATCATGCAGGCGCGGTTCGGCTCCCACTTCAAGGATGAAGACGGCAAGGCCGTCGCCTACGACGCATCCGGCAACAAGATTTATTCTCGCGCAAAGCCCGGCGAACCCGCCGACTTTGACGAGGCGCTCGAAATCCTCGTCGACCAGTACCCCTATAAGGACATGCTCCTGAAGGGGACCGGCGGCGGGTCCGGCGCACGCCCCGGCAACGGCGGCGGCGCTGGCGGAAAGTCGATCAGCCGGTCGGAATTCGACAAGCTTCCGCCCGCTGATCAAATGACGAAAATCAAGGAAGGCGTTTCTGTTCTCGACGCCTGATCTTAAAGGCAATGCACGGCTGATGTTCTGGATGGAACGCAGCGCACCGGGCTGGATGGCCCTCGATCAATCAACCTTCATGAACTTCTGAAAGGGCCATCCAATGGCAAACACGCTCACGGGTCTTTACCCTATCATCTACAACGCAATGAACGTCGTCTCGCGCGAGCGCGTCGGCATGATCAACGCCGTCTCTTTGGACGCCCAGGCCGCACAGGCTGCAGTCGGCCAGACCGTGCGCTCTCCCGTTGTCGGCGCTATGTCGGCGGGCAACATCACGGCGGCTGCAACGGCTCCGGCGGGAACGGACCAAACGATCAACTACGTTGATATTTCGATTACGAAGGCCCGCAAGGTTTCGTTCAACCTGACCGGCGAAGAAGAGCGCGGCCTTGGCCCGAACAACGCGCCGATTGCGCAGCAGCGCTTCGCGCAGGCCATGCGTACACTCAGCAACGAAATGGAAGCGGATCTGACTGCCCTCTATGTCCACGCCTCGCGCGCGGATCGTGTGGGCACCGCCGGCACCACGCCGTTCGGCACCGCCGACGACTTCACGCAGCTCACCGACGCCCTCGCCATCCTTGACGAGAACGGCGCCCCGATGAGCGACCGTCATGTCGTTCTCGGCTCTGCGGCCGTGGCCCGACTTCTCGGTAAGCAGCCCGGCATGTTCAAGGTGAACGAGGCCGGTGACGCCATGGCCCGCCGCAATGGCGAGCTGCAGCCCCTGTTCGGCGCGGAGTTCCATCACTCCGGGCAGGTCAAGGCGCACACCAAGGGCGCGGGCACGGGCTACGACGTCGACCTGACGGCGGGCTATGTCGTGGGCGACACCACGATCCACCTCGACGGCGGCACGGTGAATTCGACCGGCATCAAGGCGGGCGACGTGATCACCTTCGCCGGCGACACGAGCCGCTACATCGTGGGCACCGGTACGACGGAAATTGAGGCTGACATCATCCTCAACGATCCGGGCCTTCGCGCCGCGCTCGCGGATACGGTCGAAGCCACGATCGGCAACAGCTACACGGCGAACATGGTCTTTACCCGTGACGCCTTCCAGCTTGCTACGCGCGTTCCGGCCATCCCGACCGGCGGCGACGCGGCCGACGATCGCATGATCGTGACGGACCCGATCTCGGGCCTCTCGTTCGAAGTCGCGGTCTATCGTCAGTATCGCCAGGTGTCCTACGAAGTGGGCATCTGCTGGGGCGTCAAGGCGGTCTCCGGCCGTCACGCTGCGATCCTGCTCGGCTAATAGGGGCCGCGCTTCATATCGCCGGGGGCGTCCGCGCCCTCGGCTTTTCAACAGGAGACGCCAGTGTCGAGCCTTCCGACGGTGCGAGTTAAGCGCGATGGGCCGAAGGGCTCGCGCATCATCAATCTTTCCAGTTTCAACCCGGAAATCCACGAGCCGGCCGACGATGAGGCGCGCGCGCTTGTCGCCCACCTCATGACGGCCAAGGGCGAGACTTCAAGCGGCGCTCCGCTCATCGACATTCCCGGCGATTGGAAGTCGCTGCACTGGAAGACCCGCGTTTCGCTCGCTGAAAAGCTGAATGGCGACGCCGTTCTGACGCCTGCCGAAGGCCAGACGCAGGCCGACGCGGCCGACGCCGTGATCGAAGCGGAACTCGCGCGCCGCGCCGCTTAAGAGGATTTCAGCCATGGCGTTGACCGTCGAAGATGGAACCGGCCTTACGGACGCCGACAGCTTCGTTTCGGTGGCCGAATGCGACGCCTACCACCTGGCGCGCGGCAACACGACATGGACCGGCTCAGACAGCCTTAAGGAGGCTGCGCTGCGCCGCGCCAGCCTGTTTCTGTCCAACGCCTACCCGTGGCAGGGCTGGCAATTCCGGCCCCGCCTGCAGGCCCTTGCATGGCCGCGCGGCGGCGTGGTCGATCAGGACGGCTTTGATGTTCGCTCGGACGAGGTTCCGGTCGAGATCAGGCATGCGACTTGTGAAGTTGCTTTGCGCGAACTCGTATCGCCTGGCGCCATGAACCCGGACGTAACGACAGCCGAAACGGTGAAGAGCGTCACGGCGGGATCTGTCTCGGTGCAATTCGCCAATGCAGGCCCGGGCGCTGGCGCAAACCGGCCGACCTTGCTTGTGGTGCGCGATCTGATTGCGGGGCTTCTGCGCACGGGCAGCGGCGGGCTATTCGGCAGGGCGGCGCGGGTCTGATGGCCGTCAACTGGACCAAACTCGCAGGCGTGGTCGACAGGACGATCGGCATCCGGTGACCATTCGCCGGGACGGTGCGGTCACAGGCGACGCATGGAATCCAACAGTCGGAAACCCGACGTATTTCGCCGTGAAGGCTATCGTGACCGACGTTGAGCAGCGCGACATAAACGGCACGCTGATCGCATCGACCAAGCGCATGGCGATCATTTCCGGCGCGGCGGGCGTGGTTCCGACCGACAACGACAAGATCATTCTGGGGCAATCTCTGGCATTTGTGGACACCGCGACCGACGCCTCGCACGCATGGCAGGAGATTGAAACCGTCCGCACCATTGCGCCGGCTGGCGTGGCGGTGGCCTATGAACTGATGCTGGCGATCTGATGGCACGCACGCCCAACAGCGCGGCCCGGCTGCGCGAACTGATCGCATCCTTTGAACCGTCCCTGCAAAGGGCCTTCCTTGAGGCGATAGAAGATATCAAATCTCAAGCCGAAATCGGGCGCATTGCGGCGCTGCTTGAACGCGGAGACGTCGAAGGCGCCATTCGCGCCATGCACATCGACCCTGTAGCCTTCCGGGGCTTGGATGAGGCGATCAGGCAGGCTTACATTTCGGGCGGATCCGCGACGACCTCGGGCTTGCCGACGCTACGCGATCCGACCGGCGCGCGGCTTGTGATCCGGTTCGATGCAAGGAATCCGCGGGCGGAAAGCTGGCTCACAAACCATTCGAGCCAGGCGATCACGCGGATTGTGGACGATCAGCGCATTGCTGTCAGGGCAGCGCTCACCGAAGGCATGGCGGCGGGGCGCAATCCCCGGAGCGTCGGCCTTGACGTGATCGGGCGTGTTTCACGTGTAACCGGACGCAGAGAAGGCGGCATCCTTGGCCTCACATCGGCGCAGGAGCGGTTCGTCGCCAATGCGCGGGCCGAACTGGCCTCGGGCGAAGCAAGCCAGCTACGGGCGTTCCTGGGGCGCACGCGACGCGACAAGCGCTTCGACCGGACCATTCTGAAGGCGATCAGGGACGGCAAGCCCCTGGACGCTGAGACGATCAACCGGATCGTGGGGCGGTACGCGGACTCGCTGCTGCAGCTGCGCGGCGAAACAATCGCCCGAACCGAGGCGATGGTGTCGCTTCATGCCTCGCAATTCGAGAGCATGCGGCAGGCGATCGACTCCGGCGCGGTCAGCCGGCAGGACGTGCGCAAGGTCTGGGTCGCGACGAAGGACAAGCGGACCCGCGACACGCACGCCGCGCTTGATGGCGAGAGTATGGGCATTGATCAGCCCTTCTCGAATGGCCTGCAATACCCCGGCGATCCGAACGGGCCGCCCGAGGAAGTGATTAACTGCCGTTGCACGCAACTGCTGAGAATCGACTTCCTTGCAAATCTGAGGTGAGCCGATGCCGCAGCAATCGTTCTCGGCCTCGGTCGATTCATGGGTTCGCGAAACGCAACAGCGCATGGACGCGGTGGTCAAGACGGCCGCGCAAGCCGTGGTCGAAGATGTGATCCAGCGAACTCCGGTCCGAACTGGCTACTTGCGAGCCTCGTTCACGGTGACGACCAACGCGCCGCTGCCGATGCGCGGCAAGCAAGGCGACGGCTACACGGCCCAGCCCTATTCGCTGGCGATCTCGGGCATGAAGCCGGGGCAGTCGATCTTTGGAACCTTCGTCGCGAACTACGCGGCGCACGTCGAATATGGGGCGCGGGGCAGGCCGGGCGCCGGAATGGTCAGGCTGGCGGCCCAGGCATGGCCGGCGCATGTCACTCGGGCGGTGGCGGCGGCGAAGTCTCGGGTTGCTGCGCGCGGATAAGCGCGGCGAGAAACATCAGGACCGCAGCGCGGGACGCCTTGATCGCGGTGTCTCCCCGCGTCGTGGCTCCGGTCACGTCCTGCAAATCGAACACGATGCGGTGAAGCAGGTCCGCGACATCATCGTCGGATAACGGTTCTGGCATTCCGAAAGGCTACCACATTGGCCCTTTATGTCGAAACGAAGATCCTCGAAGGCTTCGCGGCCCGGCTCGCGGCGCTGACGTTTACGCCGGCGCTGCCGGTCTCGTACCCGAACATTTCGTTTTCGCCTCCGGCCTCGGGCAAGTATCTCCGGGCACGGCATCTGCCGAACACCACGCAGCAGATCAGCCTTGGCTCGACGGGCTTCAACCGGCATCAGGGCCTGTTTCAGATTGATGTGATGTGGCCGCTTGGCGTGGGCGAAACAGCGCCCAAGGAAATCGCGGGCAAGATCATCGACCACTTCAAGCGCGGGACGGAATTCACGCGGGAATCCCTTCTAATCCGCATTCCCGAACCGCCGTCCGTGGCCCCGGCCTTGGTGGATGGCGTCTCGTACATGGTCCCGGTCAGCATCCGCTATCAGGCCGACGCGGCCAATTCATAGGATCCCCGAACATGGCGAAGACCGAACTGCGGGCGCTCCGGCGCTTCCCGCGCATGGAGGGCGATTCCGTCCGCCCCATGCAGCCGGGGGAGACGTTCACCGTCGATCAGAAGGAAGCCGCGGCGCTCATCGCCGCCGGCAAGGCCGAACGAGTTGAAACCAAGCCGGCCGCGCCGGTCAAGAAAGG